CCATCAGCTATGAGAGCCGGTTGATCGACCTGACTGTGGCGCGAACCTGGCGCTACACGCACGAAAGCCAGCAGGTCTTGTTCCCGGGCGATCTTGGATTTGAATATGTGACTGCGATCCAGGACCGCGAAATCACCTGGGGGCGCGGATAGTCATGGCACGCGTTGACCACTGGGAACGCCTCCTGGCCGCGGCGATCGATACCGCACGGGCAAAACCCTTCGTCTGGGGTGTTCATGACTGCCCGACCTTCGCTTTTGAGGTCCGTATGATCCTCACCGGCGGTGAGGACATCGCGGCCCTCTGGCGGGGGCGCTACACCACGGCCCTCGGCGGCGAGCGTGTGATGCGCCGTCTGGGCTGGGCCTCGCTCGAAGAAATGGGGCGCTCCCTTTTGGGCGAACCACGCCCGGCCGTGCTTCTCGCTGGGCGCGGCGATATCGTTCTGGCCGACACCGGTCTTGGCTTCGGCATCTGCACTGGGGCCTCGGCTGTTGGGATGGCCCCTGAAGGCCTCGTGACCGTGCCGCTCACCTCTTGCCGGCTTGCCTGGCCCATCTGAATACGGACCCAATCCATGCCCTTCATCGTGACAGCCGTCACCGCGATCGCGGGGGCGATCAGCGGCGTCTTGGCTGCCGGCGGTATTGGCGCGGCACTCTTGCGGATCGGCGGGACGCTACTTCTGTCCTATGCGGCGCAGGCCTTGATGCCCAAACCGCAGACCACGATGCAGCCGCGGACGGTGACGATCCGCGAGCCCGTCGTGCCGCGCGATCTCGTATATGGCCGCACCCGCAAGGGCGGGGTCATCGTCTTTTTGCATTCCTCTGGACCCAGCAACACATACCTCGATCTGGTGATCGTGCTGGCCAACCACCGGGTCAAATCGATCGAAGCGATCTATTTTGAGGGTGAAGTGGCTGTGAATGCCGCGGGGACCGCCCAAGGCCGATGGGCCGGAAAAGCCCTCATTGAAAAGAAACTGGGCGGAGCAGATCAGACCGCTTTCGCGGGGTTGCAAGCCGACCTGCCGGACAAATGGACGGAAGATCACCGCTTGCGGGGCTGTGCCGCAATCCGGCTACGGCTCACCTATGACCAGGATGCCTTCCCGGGGGGCATTCCAAACATCACGGTCGATCTCGAGGGAAAAGATGACATCTGGGATCCGCGGACGCAAAACGAGGGCTACTCCGAAAACCCTGCGCTCTGCCTCGCCGACTATATGGCTAACCCGACATGGGGCATCGGCGCGCGCATCGGCCAGCCAGACGGGATCGACGAGATGGCGCTCGTCGAAGCCGCCAACATTTGCGACGAGACCGTCGCTCTGGCAGGTGGTGGGTCGGAGCCGCGCTATGCATGCAACGGGGTGATCACGCTTTCCGAGGTCCCCAAGACGATCATCGAGGGGATGCTCTCGTCCTTCGCCGGGCGCTGCGCCTTCTCGGGCGGGTCCTGGCGCATCCACGCGGGCGCATGGCGCGCGCCTGATGTCGTGCTTACATCGGACCATGTCCGCGAGGGCGGGCTGACGCTCGCGACGCGCGTGACCATGTCGTCGAACTTCAACGGCGTGCGTGGCCAGTTTGTCAGCCCAGAGAACGATTGGCAGCCCGACGACTTTCCGGCCTATGCCTCGGATGTTTACCTGGCCGAGGATGGGGGCGAACGGAAATGGCGCGACATCTCGCTGCCGTTCACGATCTCGGCGTCGATGGCGCAGCGGCTGGCCAAGATCGAGCTTGAGCGTGCCCGTCGGCAAATGACCGTTCGGCTCTCGGGCAAGCTTTCCGCGTGGGCGGCGACGGTGGGCGATGTGGTGACGCTCTCCTATGCCCGCTGGGGCTTTGCCGCAAAACCCTTCGAGGTGCATGGGGTCAGCCTTGATCTGACGGCCTCGGGCGATGGCGCACTGCTCCTGCCGGAGTTCGTTCTGCGCGAGACCTCTCCTCTGGTCTATGATTGGTCAGCCTCGGAAGAGCAGATTTATGCAGCCGCCCCGCGGACTGTGCTGCCGAACGCCTATGATATTCCAGCACCCGGCGCGCCGCAGGTCACCGAGGACCTCTATGTCACGCGAGACGGGGGCGGGCTCAAAGTCCTTGCGAAGATCAGTTGGGAGGCGGCCCCCTCTGGTTTTGTGTCGGCCTATCAATTGCAGGCAAAGCCATCTGGGGCTGTGGACTGGATCGATTATGGCCGCACCGACGGCGTGAGCTTGGAAATCCGCGATATCGCGCCGGGGGATTGGGCGTTCCGTGTAAAGGCCATCTCTGTTCTGGGCGTCTCCTCGCCCTGGCAGGCGAACCAAGCTGAAATCCTCGGCCTGACCGCCCCACCGGCACAGCTTGAGAACGTGACGTTGCAAACGGCGGGCGGGCTCGCGATCCTCAAATGGACCCGCTCAGCCGATCCAGATGTCCGCGTGGGCGGCAACATTGTGATCCGGCATTCAAAGGAAGCGACGGCCACCTGGGCTGACAGTTATTCGATGGACCGGGTCTCAGGGGGTGAGGCCATCGCCGTCGTGCCGTTGAAACCCGGGACCTATCTGGTGCGCGCGGAAGACAGTGGCGGTCGTGCCGGTCCGGAAACCCGGGTCTCGACCAAGGGCGCGCAGGTGCTGGCCTTCTCGACCTTGGACTTCTTGCAGGCTGATCCTGGGTTTGTTGGCTCAAAATCTAACCTACAGGTGGCAGGGGCAAATCTGACGCTCGCCACGGCGACTTCGAATGGTGTGACGCAAGTGACCGCGATGGACGGCCAATACGCCTTTGCCGCCGGGCTCGACCTTGGGGCGGTGAAACGCGTGCGGCTTCGCTCTGAAATTGGCGTGGCCGCGCTGGCACTCAATGACCGGATCGATGCGCGCATGGTACTGATGGACACCTGGGCTGATTTTGACGGCTCCGCCGGCGCGGAAATCGACGTGCTCTTCGAGATCCGCGAGACCGATGATGATCCGGCAGGTGTCCCCATCTGGGGCCCTTGGGGCCGGCTCGACAACCATGAAATCGAGACCCGCGCGGTGGAAGCGCGGGCGCTTCTCACGACGAAGGATGCATCCTACACACCCATCGTCAGCCAATTGCGGCTCTTTGCTGATGAGGTCGCTTGACGTGTTCACTGCAATTACTCCTACGACCCTAACTGGAAACCGCTGAGATGACGCAAACCTCCAGCTTTACGATTGCCAATGATGCGGGTGCTGCGGTGCGGGCGCGTATCAACGAGGTGATCGCAGCCTTGCAATCCTCAAGTGCGGGGGCCTCTGCGCCGACGGCGACCACCGCGGGCATGCTCTGGGTCGACACCTCGGTCTCACCGCCGGTGCTGCGCCGGCGGAATGCAACGAACACGGCCTGGGACGCACTTCTTGACGCGGCGGGTAACCTGGAAGGCCTGGCGAACACGGCCGTGGCTCGGACAAACCTCGGGCTTGGGAGTATGGCTACCAAGTCTGCGGCGGAGTATGACGCGGCAATCGCGGCAAAGGCTTCGCTCTCCGGGGCGACGTTCACCGGATTGGTGACAGCCCCGAACTTCGTCTCTTCCTCCGACGCGCGGCTCAAATCCGATGTTGAGACCATCGTCGATGCGCTGGCCTTGGTCAGCGCCTTACGCGGCGTGCGCTTCACCATGGATGGCAGCCGCCAGATCGGGGTCATTGCTCAAGAGGTCGAGACCGTGCTGCCCGAGGTGGTCCGCGACAATGAGGCGGGCCAGCTCTCCGTCGCTTACGGCAATATCACCGGCCTTTTGATCGAGGCCGTTAAGGAACTGGCTGCCCGTGTGGCGGAATTGGAGGAGGTACGCTCATGAATGACGGTGGGTTCATCGACATGATAAACTCGTTCTTCGGCGGAGCCGTGACAACGCTGATCGGTGCCTTCACCGGACGGCTGATGTGGCATTCGGGCGAGGTGAAGCTCGGCAACCGCCGTTTCTTCGGAAAGGAACTCCTCTGGGAAATCCCCGTCGCCGTCGGCATGGCGCTGATCGGGGAGGCAGCGGCACGCTATATCGGCCTGTCGCAGCCCGTCTCAACCGGGTTTGTGGCAACGCTTGCTTATCTGGGTCCACGCGGGGCGGAAGCTCTGCTGGCAGCCTGGCTCTGCCGCAAGAAATAAACCGCCCACCACTCACAGAAATCCTGCGCGCCGTCCCATCTGGGGCAACGTTTTGTTTTGCATGGGAGACAAGCATGACGCCGTTCGATATCGCCCGCAGCTACATCGGCACAACCGAGGGGCCGGGCCCCGCCGATAATCCCGTCATCATGGAGATGTATGCCTCTGTCGGCCACGACTGGGTGGAACATGACTCTGTGGCCTGGTGCGCCGCCTTCGTCGGACACTGCCTCGAGCGGGCCGGGATCCGCTCGACCCGCAAGCTGACGGCGCGGTCTTATCTCGACTGGGGTGTGCCCGTCGATGTGGCGGAGGCCCAGCAAGGCGATATCGGTGTGATCCCGCGCGGCAGGTCCAACTGGCAGGGCCATGTCTTCTTTATCGATCGGATTGAGGGTGCTTGGGTTTGGGGGCTTGGCGGCAATCAGTCTAATGCTGTGAACATCAAACGCTATCCGGTCTCTAGGCTTCTCGGTGTGCGTCGGGCGGGCAATGTCGTTCCCACAGTGACTATGCCCGTCGAGATGGTGCAGCGGCGGCTCAAGTACCTTGGCTATCACGAGGTTGGTAATATCGATGGGATCGCTGGACCTCGAACAAGCGCTGCGATTTTGGCCTTCCGCAATGACAACAGCCTGCCGCTCGTCCCTATCATCGATGTGGCGTTGACCGAAGCCCTTGAGGTTGCCGCGACGCGTACAATCGCTCCTGATCGGGCTACCGGTGTGCCAAACGCAAGTCGGATTGTGACAGCCACCAATGCACAGATTGGTCTGGGCGTGATTGGTGCTGCAGGCTCCGTCGGCAGTCAGATCGCGCCCGCGCTGGTTGAGGCTGAGCAGGCTAGAGACATTGCGGTGCGGGTGTTCTCTTTGTTCGGGCTTGAGGATTGGCTCACCATCGCTCTGCCGTGGATCGGCACCGCCGTCTTTCTTGCGGTCGTCCTCTACGCCCTGCGATCGCGTGCCGCCCGGATCGACGATCACCGCACCGGAAAAACACCATGATCCATGTCTTTGGCACACTGCTCGGAGGCGTTAGCCGTCGGGCTGTCTTTTACGGCACCATTGCTTTTGCCCTTTTCAGCGCCTTCTGGATCGCCTTCCGCCACGGGCGCCACGCTGCAGATGCTCACCTCGCCATTCGCCGCGCGGAGGCCCGCATTCGCGCCATGCAAACATCACAGGAGATCCGCCATGAAGTGCAAAACGCTGACCGGGCTGATCTTAAGCGCCGGGCTGACCGCTGGATGCGCGATTGAGACAGAAGGGTTGCGCGGAGATTGTGATTGGGCCGAGCCCATTCGGCCCTCACGCCAGGATGTGCTGAGTGAGCAGACCCTCGCCCAGATCGTGGCCCACAACGAGGTTGGAGCGACGCTCTGCGGGTGGGTGCCATGAGTGTTGCCATCGTTGAAGGCCCCGCCATTCTCATTGGCTATGCCTACCGGTTGGATTTGGAGGCTGAGGCGCCGCTGTTTCCAGGCACAGCTGAGATCATCGCGCATGTGCGCCTCAAACCGTCGGCCACCGACATCCTTGCTGCACTTACAACCGCAAACGGCACGCTGATGCGCCAAAGTGATTGCCTGCTGTCTCTGACAATTCCTGCACAAGACACCGCAAGCTTGGAACCGGGCTCTGTTGTTCTGGACATGGTACGTCTGGATGTCAGCCCCGCCATGCCTTTGGGCTTTTTCTTGGAGATCCCCGTGATGCTGCCCGTGACCAGAGGCCTGTTATGAGCACGTGTCCTACACATGGCGCGCGCGCGCCATTCCCCAGCTCAGGCTCCGGTGGGTCTTCAGGCGCGGCCCCAATCAAAATCCGCATCGCTATGGGGGCCACGCGGATCCGGCTTGTGGGCACCCCGGGCCCGGACGGCAAGCCAGGTCCTCAAGGCGACAAGGGCGATCAAGGCGATCCGGGCATCACGATCCTGCCCACAGACACACCCATCAACGGAGGCTTTTTCTGATGGCCAATACCATTCAACTCAAACGCCGCGTATCAGGGGTCGCTGGTGCGCCTGCATCACTTAAATCTGGAGAGCTCGCCCATAATGAAGTCGATGACACGCTCTATGTCGGCAAAGGCGATGATGGCAGCGGGAATGCA